TACTCGCCTGTAGCAGATGCCGCGCCATGCAAGCCTGTAGCAGATGCCGCGCCATACTCGCCTGTAGCAGATGCCGCGCCATGCAAGCCTGTAGCAGATGCCGCGCCATACTCGCCTGTAGCATGTTCGGAGTTTTCCGGGATGGCTTTCTCCATCGTGTACTCAACGGCAGCTTTTACAAGTCCAGCAATGCCGATTTCTGCTTTCACAGCAATCTTTTTGCCGCAGCGCTTGCTATCTTCGTTGCTTTTTTTATTGCTCAAATCGTCCAAATCAACCTCACAGTAGCGGCTCATTTTATCTGGCGCGTAATATCCGAACACATCGAGCGGATATTCACAGGCATGGAAACCACTGCTGCACAGGTCTGCGGTTGGTTCCTCGTAGGTCTTGCCGATTTCGTACTGAAAATCACGGCATTTCAGGTCTTTGTCGAAGCCTTTATACATTTTCATGGCTGGATGCCTCCTTGAAATACAGTCCGCACAGCAGATTCAGCGCCAGCAGGGCGGCGAGGGTGGCGGTGATGTTGATAGAACCAAGCGCTGCCAGCAGCAGCACCAAATCTGCGGTGATTGCCAGCTTGACGGCGGCGCGTTTCAGTGATAGAATGCAGTTAGAGCTTTTTGCGATGCTCCGTTTTTTGCCGTTCAGTGTATTGCAGTACACTGGGCGGCTCTTTTTGTTTGCAGTCATGTTAGTGTCCTTTCTTGTTGTTTCCGCCGATCACATTGCCGTTGTCATCAAGTTCATCCCACAGGTAAGTACCCTTGCCGCTGTTGCGCCACTGGCCGATACCGCGCATTCTGCCGTAATTCAGGCATTCACGCACCATATCTTCCAATTTCGGGTCAAGGCACTCAACCTCAAATTCAATGGTGCTGCCTTCCGGCACGGTTTCGCTTTTGGCAATGCTGATGCGCTCACCCATCGGTGTCTGCGCCCGCAAAGAACGCTCACAGTAGCCCATCTTTAACCCGTGCGTATCGTAATGAATCTCGCGCGGATAAACAAAAATCAGGCCGTCAATGGCTTTCTTATAAGCTTTCAGCGCAGCGCAGGCTTTGCCGCCGGAATAGCCTGCCTTGCCAGCTTTTGCAAGCATCTGGCAGGAATCTTTGAACATGCCCTTAACCTGGTAATTGTACTGGAACGGCGTACCGTCTGCGGATTTGTAAAACACCGTGATACGGTCTTCCGCATTCTGGGCCTTGATGTTGTCAATTTCCTCTGCGGAAAGCTCGCTGGTGGGTGCTTTGCTGGCAATATAGGTTGCCAGCAGGTCTTCATTGCTTGGGGCGCTGCCCAACGCTTCTTCGGTCAATGTAATTCGTACTTTCATAGTTTTTCCTCCTGTAATAAAATTTCGGTTTCAGTGCAATTCCAGGGCATACCTGCGCTATTCCATTGCATATCGGTTCGGTGCCACTCCATTGCATATCTGAGCATGTCTAGGCGATTCCTCTGCTCAACAATTCAAATCACGTCTTAGCGGTTCCGTGGCTGATCTATGCAATTCCAAAGCAGGTCGAATCAAAGCATTTCTGTTGCCACGCATTGCATATAACCGCGGGTCATTTCAACGCCATTCAAAAGCATTTCTTCTCAAATCCATTCCGTTGCCAATCCGGTCATCGCTACTCCGTTGCGGTTTCAAGTCGTTGCTTACCCTTGCCATTCCGGGGCTCGTCATCTCGTCTCTGTGGTATGCAATTCCTCCGCATTTCCATGCTTTTCCCAGCCGAACAATTCCCTTGCCAAACCGCGCATTTCCAGAGCGTCTCCATGCCTATCTGTTCTAGCGCCATGCAAGGCGTCGCGTGGCCTTTCCAACGCTTGTATGTCGGAAATCAGCAGATAAGGCTTGCAATTTGTTCAACGGTTAAATCACGGAAGCTACCGTAATGCTGCCATACCCAGCCACGAGATTTGCCAAGAAGCTTAGCAACCTTTGTGGGGCCAAACAACAGTTGGCCAGGGTAAAGTTCAGCAGCGCGGGCGCGGATGCCAACAAGGGTTTCTTGGTAATGGGGTTTTTCACGGGGCATATGCTCCCCTCCTTTCAAAACATCACGGCCCCCATAATGCTGATTGCAAGGGCCAGAACGGATAAGAGCAACGCCACATCTTCCTTACTCATGCGTTTCACTCCTTTTCTTCAAATCGGCCAAATTAAAATGGCCGGTTGTGATGTGCCTGTTGTTCGGGTCACCAAGGACAGTTTCGTTTTTTACGTCCTTGAACGTAACTTCCGGCGGAATCTTGATGCCGGGGCCGACTTTCAGGTCAATCTCATGTGCCGTCTGGGTAACAGTGGTATTCCCAAAACTGGTTACGCTTTTATCGTTCATATGTTTCTCTCCTTTCACAAAGCTTTCAAACACAGCAGCCGGAAGGTTTCGCGGCCTTTAGGGGTTACTAGGGTTTGGATGCCGCTCCAGTTGGTCTTTTCGTTGTAACATTCCTTGACTTCAAACAAGCCATCACTGCGGTCTGCATACGGCATGAGCTTGCCGCGCTGGTTGCGGAAAATGTACTTCTTGTCAATCAGGAAGCGGATAAAAGCCTTTTCGCTGATTCCAAGCTCTTTTGCGGTCTCGCGGAAATTGGTGAGTGTATTCCGGTCAACCAGTTCGTCAAAATATTCCGCTTTCGGCTGCATGATGGTGTTCTGAACCGTCAGTTCCGAAATTCTGGCATCCCGTTCAGCCAAAGTTTTGTTGGCAACCAGCAGGGCTTTCGCCATCAATTCTTCCGGGGTCATCTGTTCCTGCCCGGCGATGTAACCGCCGTTCTTGCGGATGCTGGGTAAAACTTCACTCGTAACCCAGCGTTTGAACTGTTTTGCGGTGGGAAGTTTGCTGGAAAGAATCAAGCTGTAAAGGCCTGATTCGTTAATAATGGTGGTTTCCTTAACACCAAACTGGGTGGTGATTTGCCACCCAGTTTTTTCATCCTCATCAACATGGGTTTTTAGGGCGTTCACAGTATCCTTGTACCCAAGCACAGAAGCAACATCCTTGCCTACAAACCACGGTTCGCCGTTCATCTCAACCGTGCGCACATCGTTGTTTTCATACTTGAAAATTTGTATGTTGTTCATTGTTCACCTCCACATCTAAAATTTCGTCATCCAGCTTATCCAGCAGGCGGAGTAAAAACTTGCTCACCAGAATAAGCCCTCTGGCATCTACCTTTTCGGAAGATGCCATATTTTTTTGAGCATCTGCAAGATTGGTCAGGATTGCGCCTTGCATGATGCGCTTGCGGGAGCATTTCAAGGTTTCACCTCCTTACGCGCTCCGGCTTTTTCGCTCATCGATAATTTCAGCAACAGCCTTTTCAAAGCGTTGCTTTGCCCCAGTAGGCGAACGGTGGCCGTTAAGAATAGCACTAACATACTTCGGGTGTAATCCCAATTTTGCGGCAAGTTCTGCAGAAGTGATGTTGTAAATGTGCATATTGCCAATTAAACGTCCAGTCCATTTGTCAATCACGTAAAAGTCTCCTTTCTCACAAAATAATTGTTGAAAAAGGTAAGCATTCATGCTACTATATAGTTGCATCAAATAGTTAGCTTCTTGAATTGCTTACGCTCGTAATCAACAATGCCATTATAGCTTACGTGGGTAATCATTTCAAGGGGTTTTGCTTACTTTTGTAATAATCGTATGATTGCACAACTTCAAGGAGTGATTTTTGTGTTTTATGACACTTTCCACAAACTATGCCTAGATAAAGGCGTTTCAGATAGCCGAGCATGTACGGATATGGGGTTAAGCAGGTCTTATGCTGCAAAGATGAAAAACAAGGATGGAACGCCGAGCATGGATAGTCTGTCGGCCATGTCTGAATACTTTGGTGTATCGGTAGATTACTTGTTGCACGGAGATGAACCGCAAAAAGAAAAGCCCACCGCACAAGGCGGTGAGCTTACTGAAAAAGATGTGGCACTTATTAAGTGGTTCCGTTCTCTGCCTGAAGAAAGGCTTCGAGCAATCCTAGTTTCTCAAGACGCTCCAAAAGAACTTCTCGATTAGTATGCACTAAGCGCAAAAATTCTTTTTCTTCTTCTGTAAGGTTCTGCATATGTTTCCTCCTAAATATTTAATAAGGTTGTGTTTTCATGGATAAACTTAAAGGCTGTGTGATGGGGTGCGCCAAAGTTTATGTTGTGCTTCTTTTGGTCGGAGCCCTTTCCATACTGTTGGGAGATTGGTTTGCTGTCGCCTTCATTATTGCAATACCAACTTACTTCATCGTGTTTAACATCCGCGTATACCTTTACTTCAATGGCCAAGAATTTGCGTCTATGAAATCCCGTATTTCTTCCCACATTAAGGATTGCAATGATCTGAACATCCATATTGGTGAACTGAAAAATGCAGCCCTTGTTATCAACCGCACAGACTATGGCGTTGGGCAGTATTACGATGACAGCCAGTGGAATGTTCACCGAGATTTGAATAAGAGCTATGATCCTAACGTCTATCACTGCTCGCGCACCGTGTGCGATAATGCCAGCAACGCGCCGTTCCGGTATATCTGCAAGTATTTTGGGATTGCAGCAGATGAAAAGACGCTTGAAAAGTTTGAATTTATGCTGAATGACTTTTCTGCCGCCGAAGAAGGCAAGCGCCTGTTGATGGAACAGCGGGCCGGGATTATGCAGAGTATCAACAACGAAGTGCCAGGCTTTATCAAAAAGCATTATGCCGCTCGGCTGGAAACGGAGCTTGGCTTTGAGCCTGTGGATTTAAGCCCGATCAGCTATCCCAAATACGTTTTTAAGTACACCAGCCCTGCCGGATATACCGGCACTCACTATGATGTTGTAATGGACATTGACAACCTTGACCGCTTTGTGGCTTATCTTTCCGATAAAATCGAATTTGCCAAAAGCGTTGCCGGTCAGCGTGCCCTGATGACCCGTGCGCTGCGCGAACACATCAAAGAGCGCGACCATTATACTTGCCGCCGATGCGGCGCATCCCTTGCGGTAGAACCCCACCTGCTGCTTGAAATCGACCACATTGTGCCCCTGTCCAAAGGCGGCATGACAACTGAAAGCAACCTGCAAACCCTCTGCTGGCGCTGCAATAGAAGCAAGGGGGATAAGGTGGAGTGGTAACGACATGGCATTATTTGGCTTCCAAATCCGGGTATTCAATGCACTGCAAATCATTGTAGATGGGTGAAACGCTCCAGCTAATCCAGAGGCTTCCAGAAATGGCTTTTCCCCGCTCTACATCCTGATTCCATGCAATGATTTGTTCATACAGGCGTTCTTTCGCGATATCATCCGTATATTTAACAGTTTCAATCTGGTGGATGATTCCCTGATAACGTGTTTCAGCGCTGATTTTGTCCGCTTTGTATCCTATTCGGTAAGCGAGCGCAGTTGCGCCGAAAACCACAGCGCAAACGCCGGATGCTATTGCAAGCACAAGCGCCACGAAGAAAACGATTTGTTCTCCAAACGCATCGAGCAGCGCATATGAAATCCAGCCAAATACGATGCTTAAAATCGCAAGTAATACAATAAGTAGCATACTTTATATCCTCCGTTCAGATCACTGTCACTCAGGCCAAAATCAGCTTGAGAATCATCAGTCGTGGGTTATTGACTGCGCATACTGGTATGATTATTGGTTCAGCAATGCCAAATCAATAATTTGGAAGTTTGCCCTATGAATATAGAGCGCCTTGTCATCAATCATCAATTTGGTGGTTTTGGGAAGGTCTTCGCAAACCTTCCAATATACATCTTTACCACTGTACGCGCAAATGGGATTTCCCAACTGGCTCTGAATGACGACCACGACAGGCTTGCCGAATGCGTTTTTGTATTTATTTACAACATTTGCAATAATAGTGTTGTCTCCAATGCTTCCATCTGTGTTGCTGTTGATGTCTTGCATTTGAAAATTTACATCTGGTTCAAGACCTTTTTCTGTGAACAATACAGTAGAACCGCAATTACTAATTTGACAACCATCGACGGTAATTGTAACAACGGAGGATAGTGTGTTAGTATATCCCCAACTGCCATCGTTGTATGTTCGTTCACGAATAATGTTGCTATTCATATCAATTTTAGACCCCGAAACGGTCATAAACTTTTGGCCGTCATTGGAGTAAAACTGGCATTCATACGTGTTACCAGTAATGCTTCCGTTCAAGTCGTTGAAATCACTGCCAACCTTTGCGCAAGAACATAGGCTGGCAACGATTGCGATTATAAGCAAGATGCTCAGAATGCGATGGGTAATTTTTCGGATTTTCATGACGCAGTGTTCTCCTTATTTTTTTCGTAGTTCTCTAATTCAGAGTTGAACTCGGCAATTTTTTTGATGTCTTCACGAGATAAAGAAAATACCAATCGGACACTTCTAAAGTGTAGGCTTACTGACGCAAGCCCACGACTTTAGTCGTGGGTTATTGACCCGGCTGGTTCTGTTTTTTTTCGTCTGGGGCATCCGGTTCTTTCCCGATCTCTTTGCAAAATGTGATGTATTCATCAACGCAGTTGATGAACGCTTGCCCGATGCCGTCAACGGTTTCTGCGTGATAGTCAACCAAATCTTTGATACCATCAATCTTGCCGTAATAGATTTTATCGTATGGGTCGTATTCCGGCGTTGTAGTATAGCCTTTATAAAGGATTTTTACGGGGAATAACAATCCGGTATCGGGAACAGGTTCTCCATTTAATGTACATCCCCTATCGCCATATGTATAATCAATCCCCAGCTTGTCACAGAGTTGTATTGCCAGTTTGGTTGCTGATATTTGCTTTTCTATGTCAGTCATTGTTCTTCTCCGCATCAGTTGTAAGTTGTCATTTCGACAACTTTATGTTGTGCTTACATCTTATTACAGATTGCCGTAACGGTCAATTAGCAAAACGCACAAATTTCAGGTTTCGCGCTTTACTGTCCGGTTTTTCGGCCTTTTGCGTCCGTGCTTTGGTGGGGTGGTTAAATCAGGCAGTTTCATGGCTGTTTTCCCTCCGTGCTCGGTCTTGCAGCACAGCGCGATACAAGGCTTCAATGGTTGCCGCATTACGGTTTTGGTAATTCTTTAGACGTTCCACGTTATTCATTGTTGATTCCTCCTGTGTTTTTTGACTACAGTAAGAATCTTAACATGTTTTTTATGCCATGGCTTCCATTTATTTCCATGGCATTTTTTGAATATTTTTTTCTTTATATTTCCTTAACTGTTGTTGTATAAAAATCTTACCGCATTTAGAGCGCAAAACATGTAAAAAATTGAGGGTGATGAAATGGAAAGTAGAGCTGATTTCAGAGAACGTGAAGGACTTATTCTTTCGCAGTGCCGGTTGGAATCCGGGCTTTCGCAAGAATATGTAGCCCGGCAGATGGATGTGAACATCCGCACGGTGCGCAACTGGGAAGAAGGGCTTTCCCCTATCCGAAACGATGATCTGTTGATGTGGTTCACCGTCTGCAAACAATCCCCCTGGCGCTGGCTGCAGCGCATCTGGATGCCGTCTGCATTCAGCGATACCGATACTCCAAACTGGACGGACGAGCAGGTAGACAAGGCACTTTCTGATTATATCGCCCAGATGCCGAGCCTGTACAAGCGCCGCCTGCTGTATATCCTGTGTGGGGCGCATGGAAGCGATTGGGCGGGCCAGATAGACTTGTTATGCGCTAACGCTCATACGTCCATGCAAAGCCGTGTACGCGTCTGTCAGGCCGTAATACAGAACTACCGGATAGATACCGCAACTGGGAATGACCACTGCCCGGAAAGCATCAAGCCGGACTTTGACCACCTGCAAATATGCCTGCAAGCCGGAGAAGCTGCCGTTCTGGCAGGCAACGGCGAATATAACGCAAGGGAAAAATAAAAAAGGCAAGTTTTTTGCCGAATTTTGTCTAACCCATTGCAAATATAAAATAGAATTATTATAATGAGGGTGCAAGGAAACTTGCGAAGATACAGCCGTAGAGCGCGGCTGTCGCGGGAAAAAGAAAGCTCAAGTGTTGACTTCGTGGTAGAGCGCCACGAACGGAAAATAAAGAAAGCTCGATTGAAGAGCCGCCCCCTCATTGATTTGAGGGGGCATTCTTTTTTGGATTACATTTATTTGTCCGAATCATTTTATCAGGATTATATTGGCTGCGCCGAAATAGAGCAAAAGCCAACACGTCCATACATAAGGATATGCGTAAAAATAAACGGGGTTTTGTTTGCTGTGCCCATGCGGTCACACATAAAGCACAAGCATGTGCTTTGGACAAACGAAGCAGCAGGCTGTGGTCTGGATTTTTCAAAAGCCGTTGTTATAACTAAATCTGAATATATAAATCGTTCCCAAAGGCCGCACATCCGGCAAGATGAATTTAATTCTCTAAAAGGAAAAGAGTTTATTGTACGGCAAAAAATGGAACAGTATATAAGAGATTATAAAAAGGCTGCAGCACGGCTAGATGTGCCAAGAAATAAGGAATTGTGCCGATATAGCACACTACAGTATTTTGAGAGGTACATATAAAGCAAAAATCCCCTGCCGGTGGTGACGCACCAGCAAGGGATAAAGGGCCGTCAACATGAAAAGTTGACGGTTTCATTATAAAACATTTTTTGGAGGGCTGCAAGATGAAAAAGGATTTGACAGTTGGGCTCTTTCACCGAAAAGACGGAAGATACCAGCGCAAAGAGATGATAGGTGGCGTTTGGAAAACATTTTCAGCTAAGACGCCCGCAGAGGTTTGGCAAAAGGTTGAGGATGCCAAAGAAGAGCAGGAAGAAAAGGAACGAATTGAAGAAGAGCGTTCAAATGCTGGGCCGCTGTTCAGCGAAATTGCAAAAGAATATATCCGCGTTGTGCAGGGCATGAAAAGCGGAACGCAAAAAAGCTACCTGCCTGCCGTTAAGCGGGCTACTGACGAGTTTGGCGAATACCACATGCGGGAAATTGAGCCTTACATGATCGCGGAATTTCTGCGCGGGCCTGAAATGGCAGGGCGGGCTGCCACAACGGTATCAAACCAAAAGACTGTGATAAACAACATCTTTCAGTATTGGATTGACAGTCCAAAGTGGCGCGGAGATATAAACCCGGCAACGCAAACTAAAATGCCGCGCGGCCTGCATAAGGGCAAACGACAGCCCCCTACAAACGAGCAAGTGGCAGTGGTAAAGGAACATTACCTTGACCCCGATGCGCTCCCTGCGGTGGCTTATCTTTGCACTGGCGAGCGCAAGGGCGAAATGTGCGCCATACAGCTGCGTGATATTGACTTTGATAAAAACATCATCCACATCACAAAAACGATAGAGCACAAGGGCAATGCCGCTGTGATAAGGGATTATGGCAAAACCCCGGCAGCAATCCGGCAAGTGCCGCTGCTTTACATGCTAAAAGAAGCCCTACAGCCCATCCGAAAAATGCCAAAAGACACATACATTATTGGCCTTGATACAAAGCCTGTAAGCAAAAGCCGCTATGATCGTATGTGGCAAAAGTTCTGGCGAAAATACGGCGTGGCAAAGCCGGTGCCCAGAACCAAAAGCGTTGTAAAGCACGGCAAGAATGTAACCGTTGCATATACTGATTGGAAAGTTCCTGTGTGTGGGCACCAATTCCGGCACGAATATGTCTGCATGCTTGCAATGGCCGGTGTGCCGGAAGAGATTGCAATTCAGCTTGTGGGCCATGCAAACGCCAAAATGATTCATGAAGTTTATTTAGCCCTTAAGCCCCAAATGATTGAGGAAGCACGGAAAAAGCTTGAAGCTGTTTTGTCAAATGTTAATTAAGGGATGCCCCTACTTAATGTTGCAAAAAAAAATTTATGCGCTGCGGTGGTTCAACCACTTCGGCGCATTTTTTTGCACCAAATCCGCACCAAAATCCCGATAACCCGGATTGCAAAACAATGTATAAAATTTTTGCACCATGAATGCACCATGAATAATATACATTTTTGAACGTTTTTGAACAGATTTGAACAAAGAAAAAACCGCTAAGCATCGTCACTTAGCGGTTTTTTGTCGGTGCAACAGCCGTATTCATTTTGGTCCGAGTGGCGAGAGTCGAACTCTATTACATTAACGTATTACCGTATAAAATACTGCATGTGCACCAAAATTGCACCTGTGCAATTTGACGGAAAACTTTGCAGCCCTATATTTGGTATTGCAAATCTCACCCTATAATAATGGACAAAACTTTTATTTAGTTCTTTTCAAATTGTGCATCAATCCTGCATACGTTTCCGGTTTTGCTTCCTTTAGTGCGTCCATGAATTCATCCAACACACGCCAAGCATGGCCGGAGTCTGCGCTTTTCATAGTTTCCAAAAATTCACTCATTCCACAACACACTCGTAATATTTTTCCACCTTATCTTTGGATGCGTCCTTATCATTGATAAAAGCCGCTGCGAGGTCTGCATAAAATTCAGGAGTGTTTACATTGTGCTTTTTGGCTACAGGGTAGTAGTCACTAAACATCATGTTCATGGCTGCATAAAATTCTTCCTTTGTGCTGTCCATTCCGCGTGAAGTCATATAGGTGGAAGTCTGGTCAACCGTCCAGTGTTCGCCATACGAACCGTCAGCGTTTTCCATTTTATGTACCCACTGCTTCAAGTCGCCGGAATCCTGTTTAATATGCAACGCCTTTTCAAAGTCCTTCATGGCCATATAGCAGCGTACAACGCTTTCAAAGCCTTCCCTGCTTTTGGGTGAAATTACATCTCCCATACAATAATAGGCTTCTTCTTTGAGCCGCTGCTCATAGTCTTCAAAGTCTTTATATGTAAGCTCTTTCAAGCTTTACACCTCCCTGTTCAGCGCATATCCTCCGAATAGCGGTGTTTAGGTTCACGGTCATCTTGGTCGGTATCCATCCGGCGGCGCGTGTCATCCGCATAACGGCGGTCACGGCGCATATCATTGCCATAAGTGCCGCGCATTTTTGCTTCCCAACCGCCATCATGGCTGTAACCCTCTTCTTCCATGATGTCATCAAGGTTGGCAATGCTCTGCGTGACCTTGTAAACCACGTCAAGATCACGAACATTCAAAGTGCCGTGACGGGAAACTTCATCCAGTTCATCACAAAGCATTTCCCGGATGTCATTCATTGCTTTCATGCTCATTGTTATTTTCCCCTTTCTTAACTTTCGCGTTCAACAATCAGATTGCTGTTGGATACGGAAATTGCCTGCGTGCTGCTATTTTCTGCCGCTATTGTTACGCAGCATCCACGAGGAACCTCGATAAATGCAGCAATGTAAATGTTGAAGAAATTCTCAACTGCCGCAGGTGTCACGGTTGCTGTGGCGCTATTCAGCGGCTCACCATTGATTGCAAGAGAAGCTGAAATTGCTTCAACTGTTCCTCCAGTTGGAATTGCGATATTCGCGCCAAACGAAATTTTGAATCGTGCCTTGCACTGATTTGTCAAACCGCGCAGCGTTACAATACCAGACCCGGCACGGTGAACAATACAAGGTTTACCAGCTACTGCTGTTTCTGTAAGCAAAACATTTTGTCCAGCTGCCACAGTCTGAACAGCTGCCGAAGTGTACTCTGCCATAAAAACAATCCTTTCTTCTAAGAATAAACGGCGGGGCTATTGCCCCGCCGCCTTTTTTTGCAAAATCAGCTCAGGGCTGAACATGTAAGAAACCCTCACAAGTTGCCATATTTTACTTAGCCTGCACAGCTGTTGGCGTAACCGCAGCACCCGTAACCATAATTGCCAGTATACGGGTTTGCAACCGCGTAAGCAGGTACCGGAAGCGGTGCAGCACGGCGCAGGATTTCAGCGGTACTTGCATCGATTGCCTCACGAAGTACGGAGTTCTGATTGGACTGAGATGCAGCCAGGCGCAGCGCCTGGTTTTCGCTCTGCAAGGTTTCAATCTTGTCCTTGCACAGGTAATCCAGGATTGCGCGGGTGTTGGTGTTCTGGTTCTCCACAATGTCACGAGTGTTAAAGTTCATCGTGTTCTGCATTGCGTTGAATCCCTGCTGCATCTGGTTGCGTGTATCACACTCCTGGGTAGCAATCGTGTAATTCACGCCCTGGATGCCGCTCTGGGTCTTGCAGCAACAATCCGCAAGCTGGGCACCAAGTGCATTCTGGCCCTGAAGCAGTGCAACATTGGTTGCGTTAAAGCCCTGCTGAATGCTGTTGTTCAGGTTATTAAACCCGTTCAGCATGCCGGTGTTAATGGCATAAGTGCTGTCGCAAATGCCATTCTGGATAGAGCGAATGCCGTTGTCAATACCATTAAGGGCAAAGCCCTCATTGATATCGGCACGGGTTGCATAGCCCTGGAAACCGGGGGAATTAGCGCCGCGCATGCCGCCGCCAAAGCCACCGAAGCCGCCAAAGCCCATGCCACCCCAACCGAATATACCGAAGATTAGAAACAGCACGATCCATGCCGCCCAATCGCCGCCCCACATGCCATTGTTGCGGTTATTGTTTCCGGTAACAGCGGCAATATCGGCAGGAGTCATATCGTTATAAACTGCCATTGGTTATCTCCTTTTCAAAATTTTTATTCTAAATGCGGCCGCATTTATTCAAAATCCGAACATAGAACGCATTGTAGAAAACTGCTGTTCCATGTTTTTGGCTTGCTGTTGGATAGAATTTAACTGTTGCTGACTTAATTGCCCGGAAGCTACAATCTGTTCTATCATTTCATTTGGGTTTTTGCCCTGCATCTGCTTCATAAACTGTTGGAATTGCTGCATCATGTTTCCCTGTTGGTTTTCATTAAGTCTGTTGTACAGCGGGTTTGGCATTTGTTGCCTCCTTTACTGTCTTTTGCGGTCTTGATTGCATTTGGTTTTTCAATTCATTAAATGCGGTCGCAAGAGCATCAAATTCTGATCGTGTGACAAAATTTTCTCTTTTGGGGTTTGCTTCCGATTTCGCTTCCCGTTTGTGGTAGTCATAAACTTCCATCGGATAAGGCATATTGTTTACATCACGGCATTTTACATAGAATGTCTGTGTATCCCGATCCATTAAAATGACTTTACTTCCGGGTGCAACCATATAGCCATTCGCTTCACCCTCGCCAGATACCCATACGACCTCACAAGATTGTGTTGTTTGCTGCGTAGAAGAGATGGCAGCAGCTGTCAAGGCCGCAGAAACCGACCTGATTTATAAAGTTATCATCAAGACTTGGTTCAAGGATATGAGCCGCGCAGATGCTGTTGCTATCTGCAACAAGCTTTTTGGTAGCAGAGACAGCATTCAGATTTTTTCTGCAACACTAACCGCAAACGATGTTGCACGGAATTGGAATGCAGAGCACAGCAACGAGAAGCCCATTTACATGACCACCCGCGCTATTGAGGAGACTTTTGGAAGCATCTAAGGATGCAGGAGGCATCAAGATGGACATTACTCTCAAGGAATACGCTTTTCGACACGGCAGAACCCCCGCAACCGTGCGGCAGAAAGTTTTGCGCGGAGGATTTAAGACCGCGCACAAAATGGGCCGTGACTGGCTCATAGACGAAAATGAGCCTTATATCAAGCGCCCGACAAGGAATTCGAGGCAAAATCAAAAGGCAAAAGACGAGGAGGGGCAATGAAATGAAATCGTTGCCCCCGTTACCATCAAAAATGGTTACTGCATACCTTCTTCCGAACGAGCTATCCGCACTTTCAAACTTGCAAAAAAGGATGAAACTTGAAAGTCTTTCGGATGCGGCAAGGTATTGTATCTTAAAATGTAAATTGCCAGTGTATCCACTTCCACAACGTTCTGATATCGCATTTTACTATAGGAAAAGAATGGACATAGCCTTACACTTTGACGAATATGCTGTATTACAAAACATTGTCAGCACAATGTCAAAGCAGTCCGGAAAAAACATTTCGATATCAACTGCAATTCGTAGCGCGATTGTATATGTATCGAAGCAATAAAAACAAGAAAGCCCCGGTTTGTGATACATTCAATCACAAACCGGGGCTTTTTATTACCCAATTTTACTTTTTATCGCTTTAACTCTCCGATTAACCGTCCTTTCACTGCAATACAATTCCGCCGCAATATCGGCGTTGTGCATCCCGCGCCGCCGCAAGTCCAACACGGCGTGTTCGTCATCGGTCAGGTCAAAACATAGGTCATCATAGTCGCTGCGGCTCATTCGGAAATCAAACTTACTTCCCATTTCCAAAGCCCTCAAGAATCTGCTTGAACGCCTGATGTAGACCGGTGGATGCCAGCCCACTTGCAAGGCCGGACAAAATAACGGTAGCGGTAATTTCAGGCCAATTCATCCAGCAGGCCAGCGCAACACCAAGCACTGCGCAAATCGTGGGAATATACCGGTTGTCAACATCCTTAATCCACTGCTTGACAATCCAGCCCACGCACAGGCAGATGCCAACAATCACGGGGATCATATATTCGGACAGAAAAGAAATATCCATTTTGCTTTCTCCTTTTTTTAGCCGATCAGATGCTTCTGCAAGGCTTCCTTTGCCTTCTGCATCTGGTCAATGTTGTTTCCGTCAAGGTTGTGGTCAAGAAGGGCAAGCAGTGCCTGCATGGTCACGTGCTGCCCTTCATCCATGCGGTCAAGCCGCTGTTTGTCGTTTCTCAAAAAGCCCTCCATAGCGTTCACCCGCGCTTCTAACTGGGTAATGCGTTTGTCCTGGTCGGTTTTTGGCTTTTTTATTGCGGTAATTACTTTGCTGATAGCCACTCCCCCGGCATACAGTCCGGCGGCAGCACCCGCCGCGTAAATCAAAAATGCCCAGGCTTCCGCGATCGTAAACGAAAATACATGCTGCATTGGCATCACACCTCCACGATGGGAATTCCATAGGCTACAGCCGCGTCATGTTCAATGCGGCACCCGCGATAGTCCTGCCAGCCAGGGGCGAACACTACAAAATCAGCGGTGCCCAGTAGCTTGAGGCTTTCGCTCAGATACCACAGCGGTGTTGCGTCAGCCGGGGCATCCTCAAAAAAGGATTCGATGACTCCGACTTCCTCATGTGTTTTCATATACACATCGGCAATCAGTGCCTTGCGCTCTTTGAGGATTTCTTCGTCCGTTTTGCCGCGCACCGGCTGAGAAATAAAAAGTTTTTTCACCGCATCACCCCACATATTCGGCCTTATACAGTCCTGCTTCAATGAGTTTCAGCTCCGCACACTGACGCATAATATACCAGGCATCACCGCTGGATACCGGCCCAACGTCCAGCATCCACTGGTTGCCATCCGCACAGGTTTCGCGGTACAGGCCCGCCGCGATCAGCCCCAGCCCCTCGCACAGGGTGCGGATGGTTGCGCGGTCTCCGCTGGAAATATGGCCAATGGTAATCCGCTGCTTGTCCAGCTTGTTGGGGGTGGTATCCTCCGGGGTGGGCGCGGTGTGGCCCTGCAAGCCCGCCTGAATCATCAGCTGCTCATAATCCTTGTAGACCCGGTTGCAGTCCAGGCTAGTGCCGTAGCCGGGGATGCCCAGGGCGTTGCGGCTGGAATACTGCCAGATGCCATACGGCAGGGGGCAGGTGCACTTGCTGCCATACTGGGCAACCCAAACATCATATTTGGCCAGCGCCTTGTAGTCCAGCCGATTTCGGATAAAATCACAGCTGGCATACAGGATGCCGTAATACCCCGCTGCTTCGATCTCGCTTAAAAACGCCTCTACCAGAGCCGTGCGCTGCGCGGTAGTCAGCCGCAGGATGCACGGCTCATACTCAATGTCATACGCCACCGGCAGGCACAGGTGCTTGCCCTTGATCGCGGCCAGGCAGCAGCGGGCCTCCTGCCGGGCTTCCGCCGGGGTGCTGGCATAGCTGTACCAGTACACGCCATACTGGATGCCCAGCCGGGTGCACTCAGCCGCGTTGCGTTCAAACTGGGGGTCTTTCTGGCTGGCATAGCGGCCATACCCGGCACGCAGCATGGCGTGGCGGATGCCCTTGTTATGGGCCGCCTGCCAGTCAAATCTGCCCTGGTGTTTGCTTACGTCGATTGCGTCAATCATTTTCTTTTTCCTCCGATCTTGTTCTATCTGCCAGTGCCGCCCCATCCCACCACAGCTGCGCCAACAGTTCGCGCTCTGTGGTGGTGTCCAGGCCCTCACGTTCCAGCCGATCCAGTACAGCATCAGTCAAATCAAGGGCCGTGGACAACGTGCGGGACATGCGCCGCACCCGTTCGTTGTCCGTCACAGCTGCCCCGGCACGGCAGGCCAGATCACGTCATACGGGAAGCCGGGTTGTTCTGGCACATCCCGCAGAGCCTGGCGGTAGGTCGCCCACGCCTGCTTGTCCGTTTTGGCGTCATCCAGCACGGTCCAGTCGCAGGCAGAGATCAGCCGGTCACGCTCTGCGCGTACCTGGGCAGCGGCCTGGGTGCGGTCCGCCTGCTTGACGGCCTCCGCCCAGATATCAGGCGCGGTTTCCAGCGCACCGGCAGGCAGGGCAATCCGCGTCTCATAAGTTGTATAGCGGTAACCGTTCCAGGGCGTGTCCATATCGGACACAGCCGGGCGGCTTGCTGCTTCTTCGTCTTCATACAGCCGCACCAACGTGCGGCCATCTTCCAGCGGTTCCGTCTCAAAGCGGGGCCGCTTTTCGTTGCATTCGATTTTAAGCATTTTGTATTGCCTTTCTGATTTTCCGGTAACTTATCACGCCGTCAACGTGCTTGACCCGAAAATGGTGCATATCTGCATGTTTTAGCTGCCCGATCCGGCAGGCAGCCTGCCGGGCCTGGTGCGGTGTTGGGTTGCCGTGTGGCCGCTTGCTGATATCCAGGCACAGCCGGATCAGGCGCTTGCTGGTACGCTTGCGGTAGATGGTGTGGTCGCAGTAGATCACAAAACCCAGGCCATCCAGGGCGCGTCCGCGGTGCTCACTGTCAGCGTCTATGTAGTCGGTGCGGTATACCTGCCAGCTGCTATTGATGGTATACCCTGCTGCGCACAGCCAGTCCATGGCGGCCTGCAGGGCACGGTGCAGCTTGCGCTTGTTCGGGCCATACATGTGGATATTGTCCACATACCGGTAATAGTGCCGCACGCCATCCAGGCTGCGCACATAGCGGTCAAATGCCGTCATGGCCAAATTTTGGAACCAGTGGCTTGTGACATAACCGATAGGCAGGCCATTGGCAAAACTCTGCACCACAGCATCAGCCAGGCGCAGCCAGTACTTGTCCTTGATTAGCTGCCGGTATCCGTACATCACAAAATCATGGTCCGTTTCCGGAAAGTTGTGGTGGATGTCCAGCTCCGCGCCATATTTTGTGCCCGCGCGGTCCGTTTTGATCCAGTACTCCACATGCTTTTTGGTGCTGTGTGGCCCACGTCCCCGGATACCTGCCACGCAGTAGGGGTCAAGTTTCGGCACAACCTTGTCATAGATGCTGTCGATCAGTATCCAGTGCATCACGCCATCGGGCCAGAATGGTACATAGTCGATATCACGCAGCTTGCCGTTGCTTGGCTCATAGTGCCGGGTGTGGATTGGCTTGCTGGGCACCCAGTCGCCGCATATGATCCAGTGCTGCACTTGTGCAACACATTCATCTGCATGCAGCAGGGCGGGTACCGTGGTCGGATCGTCCATGCGTTTCTTTGCATGCTGAAACATCTCCCCTCTGATAAAATTCCGGTCTGTCATGACCGGCAACAGGTTTCCAATGCGTTTAGGCATGTTATAAGCTTTCTTTGGCCACAAACCATTTCGTCCGGCGTTTGCCGCCTACTAAGGTTTCCGGATGGGCCAGGTTATAGCTAGAGCTCAGGCAGATTGATCTCGCAAAATAGGTCACGACCAACAGCACAGCAAGCTGTGCTGCCGCCAAAGAAAGGTCACCGCCGATGTTCCACCAGGCGTCGCCCGCGTCGTTGTTGAGGTTGAGGTAGAACGGGCCTGCGTTGCCGCCGTTGTTGGAGTTGCCGCCACGCAGAGCGATACGGTATAAGATCAAGAGCCTTTTGCATAATGTCATATTCGGATAGGTTTTATCGGGGGCCTTGCGGTCCCCGAACCCCCGCTTAACCGGGGATAGAAAGGTCACCGCCGAGGCTCCACCCGGCGACGCCCGCGCCGTCGTAGAGGTTGAGGTAGAACGGGCCTGCGAGGCCGCCGTTGCCGGAGTAGCCGCCACGCCGAGCGATACGGGTTCCGGCCTTATTGATATAGAAATAGTCTGCCAGGTAAGTACCAGAGCTGCCGCCAACAGACTTGGTGATCTGCACGCTGGGCGCACGATCATCCTGCTGCAGGGCGGTCGCCCAGCCTTCGTCAGGCATTGCCATAGTGTCAAGGGCAGTGTAGCCATCGTTGGATGTCCAGCTGTACTTTGTGGGGTCGTCGCACCAGTACGGTACGCCGTCAACCAATTTCCAATCGCACTCAAAGCGCCACTGGTTGCCATAGAGCGGATTTTCCACCCCGTAAAACACAAAACTGTGCCGTCCATCGGTGTTGCTGACGGGGCTGCCGCAGGTGGCAATCACACTGTTTGCGGTGCCGGTGCTCTGCATTATGCGCCATACCTTGTGATCGGTCGTTGTGGTTACGGGATTGCCGTCAAAATTAGCCTTAACGTTGGTGGCATCACCATCAATAGTTTCCACGCTAGTAACAATGCGACGTTTTGCGATGGTTTCGTTTTCATCGCCGGTGCCGATGGAGATCACCATGCCGGGCTCAATGCCGGCACTCTTGGCAACCACCACGCTGGCAGCGTTGTCAGTCGCGGCGGCAACCGCAATGTTCGTGCTGTACAAGCTTACACAGCCATTGATCTTGCTCTGCGCATGGCGCGTGCCGTATACAACAATCATCAGGTAGGCCAGCACCTCAAAGTCGGCACTGGTGCCAATGCTGTAGGTATCACCCCATTTGCGGGCAGCGTTCAAAAACTGAGTGATATTCTGGTTGCCAGTCGGCACGGCACCGGCAATGCTGTGCAGCTTTCCGTCCGTGCCAATGCTGCCGGGGAAAGCGCGCACATAGCATTTCTGCTTGAGGCTGCCATCCGCGTTCAGGAATTTGCGCGGTGCGCGGTAGCCGGGCAGCATAGACATGCTGATGGACGGCGCAACGTCCAGCATGCCGGAGACGTAAAACAGCGGAATTTCCACCAGCACTTCGCCGTTGGTGCCATCCTCAATGTATCCAGGCTGGCCCTTGTACGCATTGACCTTGACGGTACCATCTGCGTTCAGGGTACAGCAGCAGCGGCGCATGCCTGCCCAGGGATAGACAGCATCAAAGCTGTTCTGCCCTGCGCTGGTATCGGTGCCGGGGGTAAACACAAAATCTTTTGCCGCACCCACACGGGTGCCTGCACTGGCGCTGCCGGAAAAGTTCACGCCGAAAATGGCCTGACTGGTTACAATGCCCGCCACCTGCGCGGCATAATTCTTGGCATCGTCTGCGCTTTTGGCGGCAGCAGTCTCGCTGGATTTGGCCGTTGTGGCGCTGCTGGCCGCGGCTGTGGCCTTTTCGCTTGCATTGCTGGCCGCCGTGTCGGCCCCGGTCTTGGCCGTCTCTGCGGCGCTCTGTGCCGCTTTGGCGGCGGTTTCGGCACTTGCTGCCCCCTGGGCAGATTTGGCCGCGGCGGTTTCGGAGCTTTTGGCAGCCGTTGCGCTGCCAGCTGCATTATCCGCGCTGGATTTTGCCGCTGTGGCCTGCGTGGTGGCGGCGCTTGCAGCGGTACCCGCCGTACTGGCAGAGCCGGCAGCAGCCTTTGCGCTGCTGTCTGCTGCCGTTTTGGCAGATTCCGCGCCGGTTTTGGCCGTCTCTGCCGCGCTCTGGGCAGTTTTAGCGGCAGCAGAACTGGCGGCAGCGTTTTTCTCGCTTGTGGCGGCAGCCGCTGCGCTGTTGCCTGCAGCGGTCGCTTTGCTGGATGCAGTGCTGGCGGATGCACTCGCAGCATCCTGGCTGGCTTTGGCCGCCGTCTGGCTTTCGTTTGCGGCGGCAGCGCTGGCGCTGGCCCGATCGGCAGAGTTTTTCGCGGCAGCAGCGTTGCTGCCTGCGCCGGTCTCCGCCGTTTTGGCCGTTTCTGCACTCTTGGCTGCTGCATCTGCACTGCCCCGCGCTTTGGTGGCGGACTGTGCAGCCGCTTCGGCAGATTTGGCAGCGGCCTGGGCGCTTTCAGCCGCCGCCGTTGCGCTGCCCGCCGCATTGTCTGCGCTGTCCTTGGCATTGCTCTCCGCCGTCTTGGCATCCTGCGCGTTGCGGGCGGATTCTTTGGCGGCAGCGGCAGCACCGGCGCGGTCAGCCGCAACCTGATCCACAAACTGTTGCCACTTGTCGGGCGTGGGGTCCGGGGTAACGTTGCCAACAGTGGCATGGTCCTGCACCAGATAATAGGTCGTGCAGCTGATCGTCTGCCGCCCCTCACCGGTGCCCACAAAAGTCAGGGCGCAGCGGCCTGCTGCCGCCTGCTGGGTGGCGGTGGCCTCCGGCGGTACATCCAGCAGGCCATCAGCATCCACCAGCACCTCAACGGCGCTGGCTGCCTTAAACGTTGCAACAATGGTAAGGCCATCCCATTCCGGGCTGCACAGCACCCGGATGCGCTCATTACCATAGCTGTCATAGGTGCCCAGGCGCAGCGGGCCTTCAAACGTTACGGCCTTGTAGCCGTTCAGGTAGATATCATGGTTATAGGGTCTCATGCAGATCACCCCTTATTTCTGCTGATTGGCCGGTGCATTGCTTTTGGTGGAGACGGTGCCCTCGGTGATCCCGCTTTGATCTCCTTTTTCTGCGGCTGCCTCCTGGGCCTCCATGTTCGCTCTCACGACATACAAAATATTTTCAAGGATCAGCTCAGATGTGGCATACGGGATTTTAGCTTCGTTCAAGGCCGCCACGATTTTGCGGCGGCATTCATGGGTTCTTTTGTTGTCGGTCATTGGTTTTTTCCTCCTTACAGTCGTGCGCTTACAGCGTTTTTCAGGGTTGCAATGGCGGTCAGCAGATCATCATCCAGGGCCACAAAAGATGCCCGGTTGTTCTGGCTGGTGATGTTGCCGTCACTGTCCAGTTCGGCGTAAGTGTAGCTCACGCGTTCGCCCTCAGCGGTCGTTACGATTGCCACGGCGCTCAATTTTTTCATATTTCGTTGCCCTCCAAATTTTCTAACAGTGTATCAATGGCCAGGTTTGCACCGGTATCCATGGTTAATAGATCCTCTGCTGCATCGGCACCGGCATCCAGGGCACGCGCGGCGGTGCTGGCCGCCATGTCAATGCCCGCCGGAGTGCCTGCGGGATAATTGCACTCGCTGGGTTCGGCGTATTCGCCCTCGTAACCGCGCTGCGCAGCCATAGCCATCCACGCAAATTTCTGTCCAGGTGCGCCGTGTACAATGGCGTACTGGCCGCAATCCTCAGCCCACAGGTGGCCGGTGCCATCGCAGTCCGTCAGCAGCCAGGTCAGCTGCCCATGTTGGGCCACCGTCTCTGCATAGCGCGGATCAGGTACAATCAGGCACCAACCGTCCGGGCCGCACTCGCCGCGGCCCCAATCCGCAAAGGTCGGGGTGGGTGTTTCAAACGCAGCCATTTTCAATGCGCCAAAACTGGTGGACACGATACGGGACTTGCTGCCCCACGCGCTCAAATTCTTACAGTTGAGCGTACCGGACACACCCACGCGGGTAGTGTTAAAATCGGCATCGCTGTCATCGCTGCGGTTGTAGGTGATCTGCATCCCAACGTAAGATGTGGGGTTCAGCCCGTCCACCCAGCCGTACTTGGCGTACTTGCTGCACGCGCCGATGTAACTGCTGCCCGCCTCTGAGTACAACACACCAGTTAGCCCGATTGTCCCCGTGTTGATGGTGGCATACCAGGCGATGTGCCTATTGTCAATGCACACGCGCTCCCCGGATTCTGTGCCCATGCGAATGTAGGCGTTGTCCAAGTCGTACACAGTGCTGTACTTGAGATTGTGAATCTGTCCGGTCGTGATGTTTCCGCCGTTGATAATGGTCTTATCCTGGTTCCATGTGCTCAAATCCGAAAATGTCACCACGCCGGATAGGTTGATCTGTGCGCTGGTGATCTCTGTTCCGCCCGCCGTCAGCTTGATGGTGCTGGAAGTTCCGCTGGTGGAAGCCGTCAGCTTAATTTCGCCCACCGTCTGCTTGATCTCGGTTTTGGTTTCGTTGGCGGTCAGATAGTCGCCGGTGCTGGCCGTCCAGGCAGTGGGGGCATTGCCCATCTGCACCATGGGGTGCATGATGGTCAGATCGTTGGTAACGGTGGCAAAGTCATTGGCAGTGCTCACAAACAGACCGTCTGCATAGCCGTCCGCGGTCGCCGTGAACGCCGCCCAACGCAGCTTCCAGCCGTTGTCCAGCTCAATGTCCTGCTTCGCATTTTTGAATGCTTTGTCGTAATAACTTTTTGCGCCGCTGCTGTTCTTGGTCTCAAACTGCAAAAACAGGCTGTCCGTGCCGGAGTTGAGCTTGTACAGTACCGATGCACAATAGGTCATGCCCTTGGCAATCACCAGCGTTTTGTCCGCGCCAAAGTGAAAGCGAGTGTTCTGCGCCTTGTTGGTCACGCGAACAGATTCACCCGTAATGGTGTAGCTGCCCTTTTTGCTCAGGTCATTGCCGCCTGCATCCAGGGTCGCATTGTTCCAGTCATCGGTGCCCGCGATAATATTGTTGCCGCCGGTGATCCGCTGCGTTACCGTCTGAGTAATGCTGTCAGCTTTCTGGTCAATCGCGGATACTGATTCTTTAACGGTTTTGAATTCCCGCTTTGTGCTGTCCAGGTCGTTTGAAATGGTTGTTGTCGTTTCTTCCAGACTGCTGACTTTGGTGCTGATGCTATCCGCCTTTTGGCTGATGCTGGAAACATCCTCTTTCAGGCTGTTCACCGTTGCGGTGGTGGCATAATCCTGCAGCTTGCTGTCAACGGCATCATTGGCAGCGCTGGTAGCGGTGTCCTTCACGTTGGCCGTTACCGTTTCAGTCACTGACTTGGTGACTTCGGTTTTGATCTCGTCAGCGGTCTGAGAAAACAGGCTTTTTGCGCTTTCCTGCGTCAGGTAGTCGCCGCTGCTGGCGTTCCACGCGGTGGGCGCGTTGCCGTATTGCAGCATGGGGTGCAATGCCATGTACTTGTTTGTAACCGAACCCGACTGCAGACCAAATCTAACGCCGGTCAAAATATAGTTGTCCTTCGGCGTCCATGTGCCATACCGTAACACCCAACCGTCCGATTGCTCAATTTTGATTTGGTCAGCAGGCTTTATGCTGGTGTAATATCTGCTGCCGTTAGCGTGCGAATAATGGATGTCCAGATAAAAAGCGTCCTTGCCCGAAACTTGCTTGTACATAACGGATATGCACAGCGTTACACCCTTGACAATGCGCGTGCTAGTAGTGTTAAAATCAAATATTTTAAGGCTATTGGAATTTGTTACCGTTGCACTGCCATCATCATTGTATTCAACAGTGCCACCGCCTTGGAGAGCAGCGTTCTTGAAGCTCTCACTGCCCAGGATCAGGTTGCCGCCGCCGGTGATTTTGGTGTCTTTTTTCACCTCAGAGGAAAGCCCGTCCACCGTTGCTTTCAGGTCGGTGTACTTGCCGGTCAGGTCGCTGGCCTTTACTTCCAGGCCGTCAACGCTGGTCTTGATCTCCAGCATTTTGCCGGTCAGGTTTTTGTAGCTCTGGCTGTTCACGGCGCTGGAACTTTCCCGGCTGGCGCTGCCTACGCTCTCAAAGCTGGCTTTGCCGGAGGAGATTGTGGCGCTCATCAGGTAGGTGTCGAACTCCCGCCCGCGTGCGTCCTTAATGTGCACGATCTGCCCGCAGGCAAGGCCGGAACTGCTGGGCACCGATACTTTGCAGGGGGTGTAGGTCACGTTTTTCAGCACGTTGTACAGGTTTTGGACAACGCTTTTCAGGTTGGCTTCGGTGCCGGTTGTCAGCAGCAGGTTGCCCTGCACTGCATAGGTGTTGGTGGCGGTGGTGCTGTCGGGGTAGATGACCCCCACGTCACTGTCCGACTGCCGGATCTGGACTTTCTCAATGGCCTTGACGGTGTAGTCCTCATAGCTCAGGCTGTCAGCATAATAGGCGGTGCTGTTGCTGGCACCGTCCGGGGTGATTTTAGCAGTGTTGCGCTTGTCTGTGTAGGTCAAGAATTGCAGCTTGCCGTCTGCATTCATGTGGGCGTAGCAGCCTGCCGCTTCCGCCGCCCAGGAGATAATCTGTCGGCAGGTTAAATCATCCGCATAGAATGCCTGCACGCTGTAGCTGCCATTGATGGGCAGGCTGCTGCTGGCCAGCGTAACCCCCGCCCGCTGGCAGGCCAGCTGAACCAGCTGCCAGATAGTTTTGGGGAACTGTGCCTGATTGGCGTGCAGCCAACCGGAGAAATCGGCATCCAGCTTGGACATGGTGTCATAGGCCACTACTTTGTATACAGCATTAGAACCGGATACCTCACGCATCATGCCCTGGTATTCCGGTTTTTCGCAGTAGAACATGCCTGCTTTTGTCCGGGTATTTGCATCGTCTACTGTATACAATGTTAGCTTGTCGCCCTGGGCAATCAGCTTTTCATCTGCGGCAATGTACTCCACTTCTATTTCATCGGTGCACGCGCTGCCCAGTGTAAATTCGTTTTCGCTGTTTACGCTGGTTGTTAATGTGCAGGATAAAATAATGGTGGAACCAATCTCTGACCCATCTTCTTTTACAAGCAAATAATTCAGCATTTGGTTCCACCTTCTTTACTTTTCTACCATGTCAAAGCTGACATCTGTATACAATCCGCCATCCTCTTTGCACATGGTCAGGTTGTAAGTTGTATAGGAAATATCGCCTGTGTAGGCTTCCATTGTATGGGTTTCCCCCTGGTCAACGTAAGTTGCCGTATATTCCTTACCCTGCACCATCCCCACAAGCTCTTTCAGCTCGTTTCCGGTCATGGCATTGTAGGTCAAGCTTACTTTGTGCAGGTCGCGGCGCAGCCAGTCAATGTGCATCACGCCATCTTCGGTTCGCCCACTGTTTGAACCGGTATAGTTGGTGTGCTCCATCTTTACCCCATGCGGTTCATACAAATTTGTGCCATTTGCAGCCCATGTGGAGCTTTTTTTATTAAATGTCATGGCATCACCTTAAAATGCCGGAACACCGGTTCTGATTTGTTCGCGCTGTGCCTGATTTTTGACTGCGCGGAACACTTCTTTGCCGTCAATGATAATGCGGGTATCGCTGCCCTGCATCTGGGCCAGCATCTGCCGCATCAAAGCCAGCATTTCCCGGTCGCTTTCGGCGTTTGCTTCCAGCACGGTTGCTTTCATCAGGCTTTGCGGGGTCACAATTTCGGGGTTTGTCTGTGCATTAGCGTATTCGCCTGCCAATACAGGTGTCGGGGATGTCAGAACACCGCCGCTGGCAAGGTGGGGCAGTTCGGATATATTGGGGATAAAGTCAAACGTAACGGCATCCCACAATTTATGCCCTGCAATGCTGAACGATGGAATCTCAATCTTTAAGCTGTTCAGCCAGCCAATAAAATTGTTGATTAAGTCAATACCGCCATTTAGAACGCTTTTAATCACATCCAGTGCATTTTCCTTGAATTTCCCTAGTATCTGCATGATATTGTCCAAAAATGCTACTTTGACAAATGCGACAAACACTTTGATTGCATTTTTTGCAATGTTTGCAACCCCCGTAAATACCTCTCCCCAGTTTGTAGAAAACACGCCTTTCAAGAAGCCAATTAACAAATTGAATTCATCTGAAAAAGATTCCACAATCGCAGAAGCAACAGAAGCTACAAATTCTGCTATCCAGCCAAATTCATCCGAAAAGGATTCAACAATGGCAGAGATAATAGACCCGATAAAATTGCCAATCCAGCGGAACGCCGCGCCAACGCTTGATTTGATTTCCTCCAACTGTTCATCACTTACCAGTCCGAATTTGCGCACCAACATGGTAAGCCACTCAAATCCAAGCACAAACATGGCTGCAACCTGGCCGCCAGGCACAAGCAAAAGACCAAACCCAATCAGCAAGGTAATCAAATCGCCAAAGTTCAAATCCAGCTCTTCTTTTGCCTTAGCAAAGTCATCTTTCATCCACTTAATCGCGTCAGGCACCGTTTTTTCAAAAAATGTTACAATCTTTTCCTGAACGCTTTCTGGAATCAGTCCCCATAGCTTTTCTTTCAATTCATCAATGGATTCTTTCGCCGGTTCAAGCCCTTCTTTAAGGCCTTCCCAAAAATTGCTGGCAGCTTCTTTTAGCGTCTCAAAAACTCTTGAAAGTCCTTCCCTGAATGCTTCGCTGTTTATCATCAAATTGGTAAACTGTCCAACAATTGCGCCTATTGCAATCGCAAACGCCGCAACCGGTGCCAGTTGAAAAGCCCCACCTGCCGCACCGTTCAAAGCACCAAACAACTCAAGGATTTTTGCTGCTCCGTCTTTGATGGAGCCAAGAACCGTAGGCAGCAGTTCGGGGATTTTCCACGCCAAAAACGCTGCCCCAACCCCTGCAATAAACGGCAATACCGCCTGCGCTGCAGTCTTAATCCGGTCAACCCATTCCGTTACCTTGCTTTCCGCAAGCTGGCCGAACATGTCATAGCCGGAAAGGTCAATCCCGCCCAGCACACTGCCGCCGGTTCCGGCATCCCCGCTGCCGCTGCCACTACTGCTGTTATCCTGCGCAACATTCAGCTCATCAAACCCGCCAATTAAATCACGTGTATTTTTCGCGGCTTTTGCAGCAGAATTTGCCACATTGTTCAGCCCTGCACTTGCTCCGCCGGTAGCTGCGGTGGCTTCGTTCTTAAAATCAGCCCACTTTACCTGTGCGCCAAACAACCGGGCAATAGCTGAAATTACCGTCTGAACAACTTTTACCACCGCAATCATTGGCGGCAGAATTGCATTTACCGCCGGTATCAGCACAGCACCGATTGCTTTTGCCAGCTGTTCCACCTGCGATTTCAAAATACGCATCTGGTTTGCCGGTGTATTCAGTGTGCGGCCCATGTCCATCTGTGCATTCGTGGTTTGCTTCATAATGGCAATGTAGCGCAGTTGGGCTTTGTCTGCCTGCGAAAGGCTGTTAATGTTTTTGTTAATGCCCAGGTTATATAGTTCCTGCTGTAATCGAGCGTTGGATATATCCACACCCAAGCGGCGGATGGGTTCCAGTTCGCCAGAGATTGCAGCCTGCAATTTTTGGAAAGATTCTTCAATCGAAAGGTTGTGGAACGATGCAAGGTCATAGCCCAGCTGGGTCAGGTTAGAACTTAAGATATAGGCTCTATCCCCGGCCACGCCAAAGCTCGTGGTAAGGTTTTGGAACAAGGCCATGTTTTTCATTGCCTGTCCGCTGTCCACGCCCAGCAGTCCCTGCATGCGGTCTGCAAGTTCTGCCCCCTTGTCTGCAAAATCCCCCATTGCAACGGAAAACAAGTTGATATCTTCAACATATTCGCTGTACTTTGCAATCGCCTTGCCCAACGTCTGGGAGATTGCCACAATGCTAATCAGGCTTTTGGCCTTGTTTAGCAAGTTACTGAACGCACCGCCCAAAAGGTTAGTTTCGCTCACGGCCTTTTTGGAAGAAAGGTTGTCCATCGCCTTTTTCAGTCTGTCAAGCCCTTTTGTTGCGTTCGCGGTGTCTGCTTCAATTTCTACTGTTAGCTTGTCAATCTGTACTTCTGCCAAAACCTCACCTCCCAAACATGCGTTCCATAAATTCCTGTTCCTGCTTTTCCAGCCTGCGCTTATGCTGTTCTTCCGCTTCCTCTTCCGTCAACGGATACGGTTCGCTAGGGTACTCAAACGGTGTTTTCCCCTTTTCGATAAACATGTTCCCAACGCTGACATTCAAAGCTGCTATTGTGTACTTGTTTTCCATCCACGCTTCAAAGTTCCACCGCTGCATGCGCAGCTGGTGGGCTTTGCGGTAGGCAATGGCAAGTTTTGGTTCCTGATTCCAGTATTCATCTGCGCTCATGCCAATGCTTAAGTAAAACGGGAACATTTCATCAAAGATTTGTCCCCATGTTTTTTCTTCTTTGGGGAGATCGTCCGTTACTCGGTCTCCCACGTCACCTTTTTTCCGTCATCTGCCATGCTGTTGATTGCGTCAGCATACATATCGACCAGCATGTTGCACAGTTCTCCGCGTTCCTCGATGGTCATATGGTTCCAAATGTCGTCCACAGTCTTGCGCTTCACGCCCTTGCAGCGGGCCGCAAAAGCGCCGTAAAACAGCTTTTCCATCTGGGTTGCGGGCTGTGCATCCAGCGCGTTCAGGTTAAAACCACCAGCTTCTACCTGCTTTACAGTTTCGCGGGTATACATCAGCTCATAAGCTTTGCCGTCAAATTTAATTTTCATGTTTTAATCCCCCGATACCGTGATGGTGTCCATAAACTCAAACTCGCCGTCAGAAGTAATGTCGATATTAAAAGCGATTGCGTCATCCACGCCTTTGCCCGGCACCGAAACAGTATGCTGCCCGTGCCATATCCAGCCCCAGCCGCTGCGGCTTCGCACTGCGTAATATGCCGGGGTGTTTGCGGTCTGCTGCACTGCCTTATAATTGGCCGCATCAGAATCAATAAAGCAGGGAAAGCTCATGGTATCACTTTTGGGCAAAGCCGGGATCGTTGCCTGCCGGGTGTGCATCAGGGTGGTAACGTCAATGGTATCGGGTGCAGAGCTTAAATCCGGATACTCGCTTACCCATGCAAGCTCTTTCAGGGTAGTCTTGGAATCACCGCGAAGCAGCTGCACGCCTTGGGTACTGATAGCTACATGTTCATTTGCCATGTTTTCAACTCCTTATCATGTCCGGGTCAATACCCCGGTTTCTGTTATGCGCGCCCGGTATGTGCTTTCAGCCCGGTACGCGCTGTTCTGGTACAAATAATTGCTTTCAAAATAGCTTTGCCTGCTAAAATTCAGTTTTTCTGCAATTTCATCAATGCAATACTGTATCTTTCTGGCATTGCTGTATTTGATATTGCCGGATGTATACACCCGGATTCGCAGCTGAATGATTGCAAAACGAATTCTGCCGCTGCTGTCGTGGTCTGTCGGCCTGTCCTGCTGTTCAATCTGAACACACGGGAAGTTGGGCAGCTGGTCAGTAATCACGCTGCTTACCTTGATTCCCGGAAATTTTGTTTCAAGCTCTTGTGCAAAGCTCTCAAAAATCTGCGGCTGAAAATCTTCCACTAGCGCATTACCTCCTCCCAAACAGTTTTTATGCTTGCTGCCATCTGGGCGGTGCTTTCCCACATTGCACATGCAGGCGGGTTGCCCTTTGTGCGCCAAACATCCGGCTTTTGCTCGCCCAATCTGTTGTATACAGGCTGGGCGGTAGGGCCGGGAACACCTTTGTAAACCCATCCGTTGGGTTTTGTACCCTGTCCCCTGCCGTATGTTCCGTGCGCATACATCCCGCTTGGATGCTCCGCAAACGCAACGCCGGCGCCAAATTCAATAAAGGCAACGGCTTGCCCGGTGGCGTAAACAGTAGCCTTTTTGCCATCCGGCTCCACACCAACCGCAATATCGCTCATGTCACCATCATAAACGGCGGCAGTAAACCGTATCTTGGCAACTTCTGCCCCCATTTCTGACAGTCTTTTTACAAACTGTTCAATGCGGGTTTCCAGCGTTTTGCGCCACTCGCCATATTCTTTCTGCGCCTGCTTTATGCCAGCATCGCTTAAATTCAGCTTGATTTTCATGGCACGATTTCTTTCAGCGCATACAATACGCCGTTTATGGTATCTGCTTTTTTGGTCACAACATAATCCGGGCTTTCACTTGCATCGCGGTTAATCCAAACCAGCGTTCCTTCATGCAGCGGGCAATTCACATTTGCGGTGCATGCTGTTCGGCTGTAATCTGTAAACCCGCCAAAAGCGGCGGCTTCCATTGCGCCAACAGCTCCGCTCACACTGATTCGCAACTGCTCCGGCGGCTCCATAACGGGCCGTTTTTCGCCGGTGCGGTTTCCGTTTTCATCTTTGATTGCGGCAGAACCGATGCTGTTTTGGTACCAAATTGTTTTCTGGTTGGATCTAAGGTCTCGCATCAGCATCCAACCTTTCCAACCGGGACAATTTCTTCCAACAGCTGCTGCGGAACATCCTCACTGCCCCATGTGCGGCTGATACCGCTTTCGCTGTGGCTGGTCTCATATTCCGCGCCAAGTTTGTTATAAAATGCTAATGCAATCCGGAACTGCAAATCGCGGTATCGCTCTTCCAGCTCACCACCGCCAAAAGGAAAACGGCGGGCCAGTATCACGGATTCTGCGCTGTCCAGCAAATCCGCTAACAGGTCAAGGTCGTTTTCGCCTGTCCGTTTTTGCAATCGCTCAAAGATCTCCATACTGTTACCCGCCGTCATTTAGGATTTTGGCTTTCTGCCCCGCCGGTGTTCTACCACAGGGGGTGTTTCCGCCTTTTCGGTTATTACTTTCCCGTATTTTGCCATTTCGGCACTGTCCTGGTCGGCAATCTTCACCTTTTTCCCGGTCACGCAAAGCTCACCACCGTAAAACACTGCATAATCGGGAATCAGCCAGGTCATGCCGTCACCTTCATAACGGCAACTTCGTCCATCCGCTCAAAGCTGGGCAGCACGATCTCGGAAGCGTAGGTGTTTACGTTGACCGGATGCACGGTGGTTTCAACGGTAATGGCAACGCCGGTGTTCACAATAGCAACATCGGCCTTGCCGGAACCCGCAAGGTCTGCTTCCTCCGGGGTGGTGCCGTAAGCAGTCTTGCCCAGTGCGCCCTCCGGGATAAAGCTCACATAGCCGTCCGGAACAAACTTGTGGCTTGCGCCGCCCTCATCGGCATACAGTTTGTCGTAAATCACGGTCTGAATGCCGGTAGTGGATGCGATCACATCTTTGGCTTCATCGTTGGTCAGGTAGCCCATACTGCGGCCAGTTACGGTCAGCCAGCGATTCTTTACGGCATCGGTGGCTTTCATCAGGTTGAACGTGGTGGTGTTCATTACCATGTAAGCCAGGGTCACACCGTAATTGTTTGCCATATTGTCCTTGATGGTCTGAATCTGCTTGAACGGGTCAGCGGTTGCGGTGGCAGTCCACAGGTCGGTGGTAGTCAGCGCAGTGTAGTTTGCCTTTTTCCATGCGCCATCCGGGTCATAATTGTAGGTGTAGTTCACGCCATTGGCCTTGATGGTAATACCCATTGCGCCGTCCTCCGGGAACAGCAGCTGCATGCGCATGCGTTCCGGAACAACGTCAGCACCAGCAATCAAATCCTGCTGGTTATCGTAAATGCGGTTGATGACATCCGCCGCATAGGGGTCATTGCTGCTCTGGGCACGTAGAATCTCCTGGCGGTCTTTTTCCTTGATCTTGTAGCCCTCGCGGAAAAACGGCATTTCGGTTTCCAGCTTGCTCACGCCGATGCGGTCACGGAAAGTGGCCTTTGCATCAAAAGCAGAGGGTTTCAGGGAAACAGGCAGGCCCTTGTGACCCTTAATCCATGCCAGGTCAAGGCCAGCACGCTTTACAGAGGGGAACAAACCGCCGCCCAGGTACGGGATTGCGTTGGAAGCAGCTTCGGTATAGTTTGCCGCAATGATTTCAGGTGTAAAAAGTTCAGTAAGGTTCATGTTTTCACCTCCGTTATGCGTTCACGCCGGTATTGGTGCGCAGGATAATGGTATCCGGCAGGTCAGATTCTGCAGCAAGGTCGGTACCGCTGTGCGCCTTTGCCTTTACTGCATCAATCACGCCCGCAACCAGCAGGCTACCGTTGGGGTTTTCATCCGGGTCAACGTCATACAGCACAACGCCAACGCGGCTGTCAACTGTCAGTTTTTCACCAGCCTTTTTTGCGGTGGTTGTGGTAAACGGGATTGCGGTAAAATCATTGCTGGCCAGAATCTCAACTGCACCGGCAACATCCGTTTTCTTGAATTTCATGCTTTCACTCCTTACTTGTAATAATCAATGACTTTTGCGGCTGCCTCATTGGCCTGTGCTTTTGCCTTGCCGCTGCGCTTGGCAAATGCCATGTATTCGCTTTCTTCTTCGGTGCTTGTACCAGCGCCGCTGGGTCTGGGGCTGTTGCGCATAAGGTCTGCTTTCAGCTTGTCTGCAAGCACCTGATTGGCCTTTGCAGCATTGGCAAACACCGTTTCCATGTCGCCATCAAAAAGGGCTTCTGCCGTACTTTTGGCAAGTTTTTCATCGTAGCCAAGCGCAATATACTTGGTAACGTTTTTAGAAATGGTGTTTTCTTTCAGCAGTGCGTTATAATCGTTCTGCAACTTTTCCTGTGCGGATTTGGCTTCTGCAGCAGCGGTTTCTTCGGCAGTCATTTTTTCTTTCAACTGCTTTTTGTAACTGCTGGCTTCGCTCATCACCTTGTCAAAATCTTCTTTTTTTACAAGGTTCTTTGTATCCACCGGGTCAGGCAGGTCAACGCCAAGCAGCGCCGTCACCTTGTCTGCATCGCTCATGTTTTCAAAGCCGTCAATGGTGCTGGTGTCAAATTTCATTGGTTCCTCCGCGTTATTTTGTCGGCGTTCTCTCGCCCGTATTTGTGCGTTTTAGCGTCTTCTCTGACCTTTGCGTTTTAGCGTCTTCTCTGACGATCAAACAGGTGCCAGCCAACACCTGCATTTCCTGTGGGGTTTATCGGGGATATTATCAATCGGGTAAATCTCTCCGTTGCGTTCTCGGCAAACCTGGCACACTTTTTCATCCCCGGCAGTGTGCCACTGCACCTGTTCTACTCCGGCATCTGTAAATGCCTTGATTCTTGCAGAATCGGTCACGTCATCGGCGTATTGGTACGTCATATCGCTCCAATACCGCAATGCACGCCGGAATTCGTTCTTATGGTTTGTCCGGCTCAAAAGCCCCTCTTCAAGGTAGGCCCGCTTTCGGTCAATCTCGTGTTCGTACACATAGCCGGTAACGGCGCTGTATCCGGCAAGCAAGGCAAGCAGCCATGCCCTGTCGGGTTTTTCTTTGCCATGAACTTCGGCATCCTGGTAGCATTTTTTTGCCAGTTCTAAAAAGACTTCCTGATTGTCTTTGGCAATATCCTGGTATAGCTGCTTGCAGGCGGGCATAACGTTCAATTCATCAAACTGCGTTATCTTCCGGGATGCTTTTTCAAACCTGCGTATCGCCCTGCGGTTCAGCAGCCTGATTGCGCTGTCCGTTGGTTTCCAGTCCATTGTCAAGCTCCTCATTCAGGCTTTTTTCAAGCTCTGCCTGTTTTTCCTCGTAATATTTCATGCCCTCCTGCAAGGCCATTTCATTGTCACGGAACGGGCCAAGTTCGCGGTATACCGTTTCCGGCGCGATCTTTTCACAGCCCAGGCCCTGAATAAATACCTGCATCTTGCTCTGGATGTCAGTCAGGTTGTTGCGGGTAAACTGTGCGTACACATCCCCTACATTCAGGCCAAGATTATTTGTTGTGTTGCAAATGGTCAGGAACACACGCAAGAACTGCCTTTCACTGCGCCGGAACATGTCTTCACTGTCCTGGGCGCGGCTTTCTGCGTCTTTCCAGCCATCGCGCATAATGGTTGCCTGCCCGGTATCGCTGGTGGAAGAACCGCCGTTGCGGTTCGGCATGCCACAGATGGTCAAAATCTTATCATGCAAATCATCCACAGCGGTCTGCACAGTAGAACTGTTCATCTCGCTGCTGATGCGATAAATTTTTGCAGGCATCCCCTGCTGGGAATCTTTGATTTTGATAAACTTACCGCCGCTGGCAAGCTGGCTGTACTGGCCGTCTTCCAAATCAACGTTCTGGAATACGTCATACGCATTTACAAAATCCTGCACATTATCCACGCGGTTGCTTTCCAGCGTGTTAATACCATTCAGAAGCGGCAACACTACTTCAAACGCGCCCATTCTGGCACTGTTGTTGGGGTATTCCACAATCGGCACACTGCCGTACAAATGCCCAGACTGCCTGGTGATTTTCCCGCTTTTGATTTCAAAATATTCGCTGTCAGTGTAAACACCGTAATACTTGGCATCGTTTTCATCGTACTGTGTCAGCACACCTGCCATTGGCTTTTTGGTATAGCCGCTGTAGTAGATGACAAACGCTTCACGCGGGTCAAGGGTATAAATGCAGGCAGGGCTTCCCGCCTGTTCCGTGCCGGGGTCAGACAGAACCATCCGCACGCCAAGTCCCGCAATGTGCATCCAGTCAACGATTTCTTTGTCCTTGCTCTGTTTGTCCTCATCTGACATCCAGCGGTTCAAATCGACCAGTTTGTTGTTGTCCGTCTTGCTGCCTTTTGCGCCGATATACTGCACAGGGCCGGAAAGTAGAAATGCTGTTTTGAACGTCACAATCTCATTTGCGATGTTCACCGTGATTTTGTTGTTGATTTCCTCACGAACGATTTTTTCTTTTTTTCGGATATCCTGCTTGCCCCGGTAAACATCCCACAAATACTGGATTTCTCCCCGGTTCCTGTCGTGGGTGGCAATGGCAGTATTCAGCACCTTTTCAACGTTATCCGCTGTAATTTTCTGCTCGTTTGTGGTAATGACCCGTCTGCCGTGCAAACCCTCATCCGGCAGGATGTCAACAAGATATCTTTCCAAGCTGTTCTCCTTTGCACAAAAACAAAAAGTGCCAGCCAAACCAATTAAGGTTCAGCTGGCACTTGGCACAGGGCACTTGGCACTTTTATTTTTTCAGCGGCAAATGGATTTCAATGTTCCGTTTGCACGCTTTGCAATAGGGATAAATCGTTCCCTTTGCTGCTGTATCAACTTCCATCAGCTTCCGCTTGATTCCTGCCGCACCGCAGCACGGGCAGTAAACACTTACTCGCAATTTATCCCTTCTTTCAAAAATAACCCCGTTCCCGCCCTCCCGGTTTATGCTATGCCGGGCTCACCCATTGCAAAGTAGCAGGCTTTGCAACGTAACAGGCGGCATCCAGTGCTATGCGCGTGATGGTACGCCTGTTTTTGATTTCCTCTATTTATATCCCGCGCAGGAAGTCACTCCGCGGCGTCCGGCCCGTTTTATATCCCGTCTGTCGGTTTACGGTTTCTGCTTTGATTAAAAGGGGGCCACAACGCGCAACAGTGTCAGTAACAGAGTCCGCGCAAGCAGATGTGGCGTTTAGGTTATCTATCGCGTTTTGCCTGCGCCGGGCTTTCACCGGTGGGAGCGGCCCAACAATAGCAGTCAGCAGGTCTCGAACCTGCAACGGCACCAACAGGCGCTGCTTTTCCAACGTTATTAAGCTATGACTGCGTATAAGCAAATTACAGTCAAGTTAAAATCGCACGTTTCACGGTTGCATTTTTACAACTTGCGCGAAACTTAAAACTAAACCGCAACTTACCGGCGTAAATGTCGGGAACATATCATCAAAAGCCCTGCATGGGACACATCAAAGAGAGGTGTGCAGGGATTGCCTAACAGGGAACTTCAGTCCAGCGTCCAGGCTGAATCTTTTACCTGTATCATCGGCCTTGGAGCTGCCAGCTGGACTTGAACCAGTAGCCTGCCGCTTACAAGGCGGCTGCTCTACCATTGAGCTATAACAGCATGTGCGGTTCCTGCTTTTCACAGGCTTTGTCATCGTTTGTGTGGGAAACCGCACCGCCCACACAGCAAGGCGCTACCTTGCATCTGGTTCCGTATGGTGGCCTTGCACCCTCCGCCGCGCCGTTGCTTCGGAACGCAGCGCCCATATATGGCTATACGGTATATATCACCTGCAAAGTGCTTGACAGCTTTGCAGGTGCAGCGGACAAGGTAAGCCCTGTCAGGCTCTATGTAGCTGATAACGGCCCACATAGTGCCGGTTGTGCGCCGCAGAGCGCACTCTGGTGCCGCCAGCAGGGGTTGAACCTGCAAGCACCCGGTTATGAGCCAGGAGTTTTACCATTAAACTATAGCGACACAATAGCTGGCATTTCAGCCAGCGGGAGAACCATATTTAGGGCGGCGCATATGCAGGACGCTGGTTCCGTACCCTAGGAGGTATGAACAAAATGTTCATAAGAAAAAGCTAAACTATAAAGCCTTTCCATTTACTATTATACTATAAAATTCACATTTTTCAAGCACATTAACGTTGTTTTTTTACCAAATTCTTGTCCCAATTTCAACTTTGCCCGCATTTAGGCCTTGAGCGTATTGTGCAAGCATGGCAAATGCGTCCGGCACGTCATCATGTCTGTTTTTCCCTGCCATTGTGTACCCTGTTAAAAACGACAAAACACGCCTGTATTCCTTGTTATTCTTGATAACGGAATTATCTTTGAACAGGCAGTGTTCCATCACCCAGGGAGAATTTACAATGATTTTGGTTTCTTTGTTTGCGGTGGTGTACCTGGTCACAATCCTGGTTATTCCGCCGTGCGCCTTTACTTCCTGCTGGCATTTTTCTGCTACTTTGCCGCCTGCGCTGTTGCTTTCAAACTGGGCCAGCTGAACCTTGTGTTTCACAAGAACCATCCAGAGCCGCGTTTCCACCACGTCCGGTGCGCCGTTATCGCAAACACATTCCTCAATGTAAAAATCATCCCCGTATTTGTATGCAACGGGCAGAACCGCATAGTCAGAACCTTTTTCTTTGGTATCGCATACTGCAATAATGGCTTCCGGCGCTTTATCCGGCAACTCAAAGTATCTGCGCAGCTGATCTTCTGGGTACAGCTGCCCTTCCCGTTCAATCGGGCTTGTCATAAACAATGCGCGCCAGCTGGCATCATCCATTGATTCCCGCATGTCAATATAAAACTTGGTGCTGAACCCTACCCCGTTTGCATAATCAAAATTGCTTTTTTCTTCCTCGTTCAGGGCAGGCATGTGCAAAAATTCAGCCCTGGGGTTGTTTTCGTTGTTACGTTCCAGCCTGTCCATCGGGTCATGCAAACTCCAGGGTGTGGCAATGTGCAGTTCCCGGCATTCACCAATTTTGCGCTGCCGCAAATCCGTTGTATACAGCTGCCACAGCTTATCCATGCGTTCCCGGCTCATGGCTTCCTCAATGCCGCTTACAAGGTCATCGCAGTATAACAGCTTTTGCGCACGCACCTTGCCCGCATTGCCACTGCCGATAGAAGAAAATTCCAGTGTGGCAAAGCGCTTTGGCTTGTACATGTCTATCATCATGTCCTGTGCATTCGTTCTGGCAATGCACACGCCGGGGAACACATCCCGCCACAAATATTCCCCGCCTTTTGCCATAATTCGCAGGCATTCATCGTACACACCGCGCAGAAATGCGTTGCTGTGGCTGCCGCCTAAAATCGGCATGTCGGGGTTCCGTCCGGCAAGCCATGTCAGATAAAAAATGGCAGTGGTACTTTTCCCGGTGCCGGGCGGCATCATGATTCCTGCAATGTCCAGTTCCCCATCTTCCAGTTTTTGCAGGGTGTTTACCATCCGAATCAGCTGCTTTCGGCGCGGCATATAAAACCGGCTTTTGGGGTCACGATCAAGTTCAATGTACTGGCAAAAGGAATCAAAGTTATACGGAGCATTGAACAGCAGCAGATTCCGGTTCAGCTCAATCAGGTCATTGCAGCGCGGCAGCGTACCCAGCTTATTATGCAAATCCACACTCAGCTTGTGCGCCTGCTTGAAGTTTTCTTTTTCCAGTTCCCGGATTGCAGCAAACGCATAAACTGCTCCGTCCGCTGTCTTGGCTCGCATTGTGCTCTTTTTTGCAATTTCAGAAATTTTCAAAATAAAAAAGCGCCCTCCCTTAAATTTGAGAAAAGGCACTTGGCACAAGGCACTTGGCACGGTATTCAATTTACCACTCGATAAGCTGAATTAACTGGTTATACCGTAAGGAATTGTCTTTCACTGTTTCGTTTGCTCTGTGGCCGTCCTCGTATTCTACAAGGAATTTTGTGTATCCTTTCCGTTTAGCGGTAGCCGCACCTGCAACACCGCCCCACACGCCGCCAATCGCCGTACCGGCCACGCCGCGCCCCCAGGTCGAAATTGTACTGGGCTTATCCCCAGTTCCAATAATCTGCGCCCTGACAGCATTTGCAGCTTTTCTTCTACGTTCCTTGCCAGCAATTTCAACCTCTTTCATCCACTGCCCATATCGCTTTGCGGGCTTGTAGCACAGAACAACTAGGATGATGCCAGGAATTACACACAAATAGAACACATCCATGAATTTGGGAGCTGACAAAACGCCAAACCCGATCATGCAAATCCCAATAAAGAAAAATATCCTGCCAATCAAATTTTTCATCGTCCATTCCTCCTGCGGTTATTATATCATCTCTCCTTATCAGGTTCAATTTGCAGGTTGCACAAACTATTCTTTGTTTTTTGTAGGGGACTTTTTTGATTTTGAAATTTTTGCGGTTTTATTGTGATTCGTTTCTATAGCTCAGAGACGGAAATGACTTCGGCATGAAGGTCTTCACGCTTTACGGTTATTTCTTGTTCTTTTTGTATTCGGCCATTGCGTCTGCCAGACGCTGTTCCCAACCGGCGTTATCGTCTAAAAATTTATTGTAAAGAATTTCTTCGGCTTCTTTTCTGGCAGCGGCTGCGTCTTTTAGATTGGTGAAGAAGCCAAGGTGAATGCGTTTGTGCTTAAAGTTAATATATGCTTTGTAGGTGCCTTTTTGGGTAAGCGCAACACCGTTTATCCCGGTTCTAGAGTTTTTATTTACTGTTCCGTTTATGCGCGAACGAATTTTTGACAAGTCGGTTCCATCTACGTTTACGACTTTTCTGGTTATTTCCAATAGTTCTTTTTTGTCTCGTTCGCAATGACCACAGAATTGTAAGTTCTTTATGCTTGACAACCGCGTTGTGAATTCGCGCCCACACTTGGGACAAATTGCAATACATCTGGTACAGGTGCCGCTTTTTTCTTTATCAACAATCTTTTTTATAAAAAAACCGTTGATTGTTTTGCCTTCATATTTTTCTTTTGAATTTTTAGTGTTTGCTTCTAATTTAGTAAGCGCCGATCTTGCATACCCGAATTTTTTGCATGATTTACTTTTCCCGCTAATGAGTGAGTGCCCGGAAACATCAGAAACAGTTCCGCAAGAACAACGGCATTCAAGATATCCCTTTTTCGCTTTTGCCGGGTCCTTAGAACGGCCAATGACGGTCCACTGATCAAAAACAGTGTTGGGTGCAATTTCTAATTTTTGAGGCATTGTGGTTTACCTTTTTATTCTTGAAAAGCTTTGATTTCATCGTCTGCGCTACGATCCTGGCTATCGTAAACGCTCGGCAATTTAGGGGCATGGGGGTTAGGAACTTCTTCTTCAGGGGCTGTTTCCGGTTCGGTTTTACCAATGCCAATGGCTACAAGTTCCAGAGGGGCTTCCAGAGCATCAGCAAGCTTACGCAGAACATCAATGCGCGGGATAGACTGGTTGTTCTCAATGCGGAAAATTGTGTTTTTGCTGACGCCGCTTTTTTCCGCCAGTTTTTGTAGGGAGATACCCTCCAGATTGCGGACAACCTTGAGCATATTACCCTCTCTCCAGCAGGTACCGATTGTCGCACGAGCCAGAAGCTCAAATTCATGCAGATCTGCGATTCTGGTTTTGGCAATCGGGTATTTTCCGCTGGCGGCAACAATAGCAGTCATTACATCCAGAACGGCTTTGCCTTGAGGATAGAGTTTAGAGGGCATTTTAACCACACGCTCATTAGCAAGGGTATGAAATTTTTCCATGCCGGAAAGGATTGTTTTGCTTTGCATGACGCTAATGTGATTGAGGTAGTAATCCGACACACAGGGTTCTTGATACTCGATTGTAACATCATCAAGAATTTTGCAGCACGCGATGAAATAACCCCACAAGCTGGACATTTTTTCCTGTTCTGTATTACCCATAGGTTTGATTTCCATGTTTGTTCCCTCCTGATTTGCTTTTTAGATTGACCTTATTGTACACATTTATGGGTACGAATACAATAGGCAGGTTGTACAAAGTTATACCCAAGAATGTGTACGCGGTTATTATTTGGTTGACGGGATTGATTTTTGTTGAACTGCCGGCATGTGGGGTGTATACTTTGGAGGTTTTGAAGATCTTAAACTTTTGAAGAGACTTTTTGATTTTTTTGGGTTTTGAATTCGGGAATTGGGGGAAAGGGACTTTTTTGATTTTTCGGGATTGGAGGGACTAACCCCGCGCTCCGTTCGGCGCTAAAATCCCCCTCCGGTGGTATGCACTATTGTTTCAATGCAGCCGGCGGTTGTACCTGCAAAAAATGAGCAAAAAATAAGCCCGGCATAACGCCGGGCCGCTCTCACTTGCTATATTTGCAAGCAAAATATATTGTCAATATAAGGACTGATAACAATGTCACGCCGTTACACCTCCCTTGCAGG